CAGGCATTCAACAAGCAGATGCTATGTCTTTGGTCTATAACGAGTTTCTATCGCCTGTGAGCGTGTTTACAGTCGCTTCTATTGCTACTTTGTGGACACACCCATTGGCAACTACAACAGGTACAGCACCAAGTCTTGAAATAGGTGAAAGTGTTGTTTTACTTGCTGAATACCCTAACGAAACATCTGCTAATAATGTTGTGGGTGTAGATACTTGGACAACACCAGTTGCTACTACAGATTACCTAGCAAATACTGCTAGTAATGGAACAGGTACAAATAAAACAAGTGACATTGGTATTGCTGTTGTCAAATCAACAAAAAATATGCAAATAACAATAACCAATAATGCTGATGCTAAAGTATATTTAACAAAACTACAAGCAAGGGGTACAGCAGTAACAATATCTGACCCTGCAACTGTAAAAACATCTGATGCTACAAGTCAGACAAAATATGGGCTTAGAACTTATCCTAGACCTGATGAAGCAAAATTTGTACCAACACAAGAAGAAGCACAAGATTGGTGTCTGCAAAATTTAAACGCACACAAAGAACCAACTGCAACAATACAATTAACCTATAGTGCGAATCAAAGCAACGACACTATGACTGAAGCATTAGCAAGAGATATATCTGACAGAATCACAGTCAAAGCATCAGGCAACGCAAAACTTGGCTTTAGTAGGGATTTTTATGTTGAAGCAATTTCACATAGAATTAATAGTGGTGGGCAACATACTGTGTCATATAGTTTGTCAGACACAGGTGGTTTTGCAGGGTTTTGGGTAATTGGCAAGGCTAAATTAGGCATAGATACAAGGTTAACATATTAGGAGAAAAACATGGCATGGACAAATCCAAGAACATTCCAAACAGGTGATTTAGTAGACGATGATATGCTAAATGCACAACTTAGGGATAATTTAAATGAATTATCAACACATGTGCATAATGGAAGTGCAGGTGAAGGTACTTCTACTTTAGCAGGTGTAGATAGCATAACTTTTGACGATGTAAGCAGTACACCTGACGCACCATCTGCTAACGACATAATTATTTATTCTGAAGGTGGTCTGATAAAATATAGATTACCAAGTGGAACAGTTAAGACTTTATCAACAACAGCACATACACACTAGGAGATATAAATGGCTTGGACTAATCCAAAAACATGGGCAGATGGGGAAATACCTGACGAAGATATTATGAACACGCACGTAAGAGATAATCTTAATGCTTTATCTACACATACACATTCAGGTTCGGCAGGTGATGGTTCTGCTAATTTAGCAGGGGTTGATTCTATAACAACTGACGATGCAGGTTCTACACCATCAGCACCGGGCAGTAATAAGGTCATTATATTTAGTGAAGGTGGTGTTTTAAAGATGAGGGCAGGGGCTAGTGGTTCTGCTTTGACCTTTTCAACTACAGATCACACACATACAGTTGCAGAAAGCACACAAACTAAAACTTCTTCTATGGCTTCAACAGGTGTTTCAACTTCGTATGCAGGTGGTTCTGCACAACAATCAGTTACATTTACACCTACTTCTAGTACAGGAAGTGAAAAGTTTGCAATATTACATTACGCTTCTGTTATTTATACTAATGCCAATAACCAATCAGGCACTTTTTACATGAACTTTGAAAAAGATGGTACACAAGCAAGAGAATTGTCTGTTAGTTTTAGTGGTAATGCTACTGTTCAACTAGCAGGTGATTTTTTACACGTTGCACTAGCAAGTTCGTCAACTGTTTTTGAAAATGATTACAGGGCTACAGAAACAGGAAATGTAAACTACAGGGTAACTGTTACAAGAGAGATTAGGACAACATAAATGTCAGTTTTAGGTTTACAGGTTTTGAAAGACACAACTTTACAAGAAATAGAAAAGGCTTTTGGTAGACCTGAAGTGAAAGAATATGGCGTTGATTATTTAGAATTAGATAATAAAAGGTATGCACAATTTTTTGTACATCATAGTGACATGACACCTATAACAAAAGAAGAAAATATAAAGTTACAAACATGGTTACAAAACATTACAAAATTACAAAACATAACAAGATTAAATAAATTACAGGAAGTGATAAATGTTTAAATATTTTGCTAGTTTAGTCAGAATCATAGATGGTGACACTTTTGTTGCAACTATTGATTTAGGCTTTAGCACTCATCGAAAAGAAACAGTTAGACTTGCAGGAATAAATACACCTGAAAGCAGAACTAGAAATTTAGATGAAAAAAAACATGGGTTAAGGGCTAAGAAAGAACTAGGGGACATTCTTACCAATACCAAAGAATTAATAATAGAAGTTAGAGAAGTCGGAAAGTATGGCAGGGCTTTAGGCGTTGTTTATGCAGATGGGATAAATGTAAACTTTGAATTAATGGATAGGGGTATGGCTTACCCATACGATGGGGAACAAAAATTAAATTATGAACAGATGCTTGTAAGATATCCTGCAATGGAAAAGGTTAGAAAAACACTTGGTTGAAGATAAAAAAGATAAAAAAGAAAAAAAAGATAAAGATGGGAATGTAAATTTAACTGGAACACAGTTGATAACATTTTTAATATTTTTCCCAATCGTAGTTGTTTGGCTTTTTCTTGCGGCTAGGATAGTTTGGAGTGCATCAAGTAACCCTGAAACTTTGGACAGCATAGAAGGTCTTTTGACAGCATTGGCAGTCCTTTCGCTACCTGTCGCAGGTGGGCTTTCGGAAATTTTGAGAGCGTATGCTTCTGAAGTAACAGACAAGAAAAAAGGAGATGACTAATGAAGATAACATTCAAGTCAAAAACATTTCGTTTTCCTAAAATATATATACCAAAAATTAGAGCAAAACTCAGTCTACCAGTATTGCAAATGGCTATACCACGAATTAAGACACAGTTAGGTCTAGGTGATAACTTTAGGAAAATCATGGGCATATCATTGTCTTTAGCAGGTTTGATAATAGTAGGTTCTGTTTACTTTGCTATTGCAGGTGTTAATCAGGCAAGTGTATTCCCACAGGCTAGTACATACACAATGAATCAAAACACGACTGACGTACCTGTAGGTCAGGAAGGTCAAGAAGTGACACAAACATTGAAGTTAAATCTAAATAATTCAAGAATAAAATCTTTGATTATAGACGACATAAATGTAGGTAGCACAACTATTACCGATTCATTAAAAATATTTGCAACTGGTAATTACTGGATAGAAGTAGACGAATTATTAATAGATAATTTGACTGCACCTGACCTAGTATTGTCCAATAGTGAAATTTATAATCTTATTGTAAAAGATAACAAAGCAGATGGAAATTCTTTTAGTCCAACTTTAACTAATGGCATTGTAGATGTTGTTCTTGCTAGTGAACGTGGTGCAATAGATCTACCTGCTGTTACAAATTCAGACTATGACAGAATAATTATTGAAACTGCTTCTGCAAATTCACAGATTGGTAAACTGCACATTAAGAATCTGAACGCATACGATGAAGGCGTGGTTCTAAGTAACCTGAAAGTAGGAACTTTGACAATACAAAATTCATCTATTGGTAGTGGTACAGGTATTGATTCAGCAGACTTTAAAATTCTTGCAGATGTAAAAGTAGCACAATCAACATTAACTAATAATGCTGAAGTGCCAATTAGCGTAAAGTAGGGAAACATGTTTGGCAAATTACGACCACAAATCTTTCTAGCAATTATTGTTTTAGGTATATTATCTATTGTAGGACTACTTAACGAACATAATGAAATCGCTAGTGGTGCAATAGGTGGAATTATTGCTTTAGGCATGAAAGTGCTAGAAAGTGAATAGCATAGAAGCCCTTTAGAGGGGGTAGCAAATCTTTATGAGGGGTAAACTACCTAAAAACTTCTGTAAGGGCTTCTTTTTATAAACTAATGTAAATTAGGGGGAACTAATGAATAAATTATTGATGGCTTTATTGCCTAGTAATATTAAGGCAATGTTGGAAGTATCTGAAAAAATATTTCAAAATATGGATAACAATACAAAAAGAAAAAATATTTATGAATATATTTTAAAGATATTTGATGAAGATGGTGAAGGTGGTTCTAGGGTTACTGTTGGGGAATGGTCAAAGTTGGGTGGTAAGTTAGGAATATTAAAGAAAAAATAAATACCCTGCTATTGCTAACAGGGTATCTATTATAAAGTTTTTATCCTTATTGCGACACAGCAAACTGATGACTGCATTTTGGACAAATAGCAAGTACGCCTAAAGTGCTTTCTTCTTCAGGCTTGG